GAATAATCGCCGTCAATGTATCGATTTCCGCCTTGCCATGTATTATCATAATTATAACTAATTAATTTGCTACGTACTCCAGCAACGTTATAATATTCAATCTTAAAAGCTAATTGATTTGCAGATTTATGTTTTGTAGGTATTTCCGTCCTAATTCTAGTATAATTAGGAGTATATCCAGGATCATTGTCTGTAGTTGTTCGTATGTCTGATAATTGCCATTGTCCGGCATTGATTACGAATATTAATACCCCATTACCTGATTTATCTGCTTTAAAATTTATTTCATAATCATCAATTCGTGAACTATTTGCGTTAACAGTAAGTTCGCCAATTCGTTTACCTAAATTAACTGGCAATTCTTGATTATAATAATCTGTTACATTATAATTAAAAGCAGATCCGGAAGCATATACATATATTTCAGGATTGTTATTCGAACTCGTATTAGATTTTTGTGCATAAGCATCAAATATTATTTTATATTGTGAATCTTGTATAAACTCTCCAGCAAACGAATCGTTTATTTGAAAAACGTGAACTGAATTTTTATTTGTAATATCAACTGAACTAGATATTAACGCTGCATTACTTATAGATTCTGTGGTGTATGTTAATGTAGGTGCAGTTACTTCAGTTTTACCTAAATATGTATGACCTTCCCAATTGGTATCAATGATACTTTGTGATGTAAATAATCCAATACTAGTATATGGATCAACTGAACTTGTGCTAGGAATGAATATTTCTGTTTCTGATAATTCGATATCATTTGTTAATTCCCAAGTTCCAACGGTTCCCTTTCCAGATGCATATACTTTAATTCTGGAAACATCCCCGGTTGCTGGTTCTAGTCCTTTTATTTCAAGTAATGCAAATGATTCTGAATTTTGTGTAGGAACATATGTCGGTGTTTCTTCGTAATCAATTGTATATGATGATGGAGAAAATGCAGTATAAGTATGTTGAGATAAACTCTGACTACTATATCCAATATAAGGTGTATTTAATATTGCAGTCTGATCTGATAATATTTTTTTTATTGTAGTTGTATAAGTTGTATTGCTTATATTATATAATGGTGTGGGAGATAAATTTTGTGGAGATGTAACAGTCAATGTTCCCCCAACCATATCTGATATAAATTTACCTCCGTTTAATATAGCAATCGGTGTTTTATTTTGATATTGATATTCAATAGTACCAGTTGAATATTGTGGAAATTGACTTATTGAATAACTACGATCCAATTGAACTCCTACTTGTTCGCGTATAACAATTGTAGGATTTTGTTCAAATATAATTTCTGAAACGTTTGGTTCGATTGGGTTTACTGGTATTGTTCTAGTCCAACGTAAATTAAATTTATTTTGCCATTCAATTGGTACATTAACTGCTTCTCCTACAATGATTATTGTAGCATCACCCGGAGAAGTATCTTCGTAAATATATATAGAAACTACTCTAGACTTATCTTCATCAATATAACTAATTATTTCTGCGTATATAGGATCGCCGTTATAATCTAATACTTCAACTTTAACTGCAGATCCGACTTTTAATGCATTTGTATTTCCACGAAGTTTAATTAGATTTTTACCAGCTGTTAATCGCGTAGGAAATTCGGATATATCAAAATAATCCGGAGATAATGCAGAATTGTCTTGTATGTATACAGGAACTTCTTCTAAATTTTGCCTAACCGCGGTTTTTCTTTTCATATGTATAATATCTATTTATTATAAATATCATACATGAATAATCTGGCTGAATTTATCAATCTTATTAACTTCTAACAAGTTATCTACCATATCACGCATTGAATCAACATGTGAAATAATAATAGAAAAATCAAACTTAGTTCTAAGATATTCAAACAGATTAACTACCGATGAAATATGTTCTGAGTCTAATGATCCCCAGCCTTCATCAATTGCGATAAAATTAGGACGCGGCAATGCTGATACATTGATTAAGCCAATTCGTATTGCCAATGATGAAATAAATCTTTCCATTCCAGATGTTAATTCTAACGGCCACATATTATCTTCATCATACACAATATATCCGTTAATATTTTTTCCATCTGTTTGTAAAATAATATTAAAATCTACAATCTGATCCAAAACATTATTAATTTCAGATTCAATTTTAGGTAAAGCTTTTGCTACTAAATCATATGGAACGCCGTTTCTTTTTACTGATTGTAAATAATATTCATATGCACGATATTCTGTTTCTATACGTTTATATGTTTCTAACTGCAAAATAGCGTTAGATTTCTTAGTTTTAGCAACTTCAATTTCACCATGTTTCTTTTTTATGTTTTTTAATAAAACTTTTAATTCAAGGTCAATTTTAGTAATTTGCTCTTTAATAGTTTGTATCTCAGATTCGATTATGATATTTTTTTCAATTGCAGATTTATTTTTAAAAAAATGTTCTTGTCGTTCCTGGTTGGTTTCTAGTTCCGATTCTTTAGTTTGTAAATCACTCTCTATGACTCGTAACTCTAATTCTACTCGTTCTAATTTAGGAACATCAAATGTGTTAATTTTAACATGTAAGTCATTGTATTCAGTTAATTGTGTTTCATATTGTAGATGTGATTTTATTTTATTTTGCAATTCTATTTGTTCATGTTTTAATTGTTTTAATACTTTATAATCTTCGTTAATTGTATTCTTGGCTTTTGTCGCATTTTGAACGAATACGTTAGATGTACAGTATTGGCAATCCGGGTCATATTCGTGATCGGATAAATGATTAATTTGTTTCTGCTTGCCATCAATTATTCCTTGTGTTGTTTGTATTTCGGCGTTTAATTTAAGTTCTTGTTGTTTTAAGTTTTGTAGCGTATCAAATTTTTCTTGAATTGTTTTTATATCATATAATTTCAATTTCTTTTTATTTTCTGATATAGTTTTTGAAAATGTTTCAATAAATAGTTCTTTTTCTGATGCATCAGTTTGAAGTTGTTCGATATCTTCTATTAATTGCGTTTCTTCTTGTGTTAAAGATTTTATATCTGGTCCACTATACGTTGTTGCTTGTTTCGATTCGATTAATTCTAATATTTTATCTTGAAGTTTAGATCTAGATGCATTTTGAATCGATTCTGAGGCTTCACATTCAATAATGTAATCTTTATTTGCATTGATAATCGATTCAGCTGAAGTTATAATTTCCGCGAAATCTGTCTTTTTATATTCTTTTAATTTACCAGAAGTTTCTTTGATATCTTCTGCAGCTAACTGGTAAAGTTGTTCGAATACAGTAATATCTAAAAACTGCGACAGTAAATCTTTTCGTTCTCGTTGCGATTTATTAATAAAGTTATTGCTGTCATTTTGTAATGAAAATGCTGTTAATATAAAATCATCATATGTACCTAGATATTTTCTAATATTCTTGTTAGTTTCACTTCGTTCTTCTCCATTTAGATTTTCTGAATCAGAATAAAAATTAACATTAACCTTAACATGGCCAGATTTTTGTGTTATTCCTTCTCTTTCAATAGTATATACCGTATTATTGATTTGAAATTTAAATATTCCTTTAAAAGTTGAACATTTATTGTTTAACACTTCTTTTGCTTTTCCAGTTTTACTACATTTGTCAAAGATAGTATATGTTATCGCATCTAATAATGATGACTTACCAGACGTATTTGGAGCAAATAATCCAGTTACATCTGTTATTTTACCGAAATCAATCTCATTGCCAGATCCATATGAAAACATATTTTCGAACTCAAATGATATTGGTGTCCACATAACGTGTCGAACTTGATCGAGTATAGGCAATTTAGAATTTATTATGCGATTGATATGTCGAATTGCATCTAACTCTTCTGCAGTAGCTTGTGGATAATTATTTTCTACAAAATCAGTAATTAAGTTGTTTTGATATTCAACATCACGAACATTGCCTATTGTAATACCAGTAGTATTATTTGCTATGTTATTAGTATTAGTTCTTTGTATTGATATGTCTTGAACTGAATATTTGGAACGAAGTGTAGTTATAAATTTCTTCATATCCGCCGCATCTGTGTTTTCAAATTTGATACGTACACGAGGTTTACTAGGAATTCTTGGTGGATGTTTAACAAGAGTTGTACCATTCACTTCAAATGTAACATAGCCATAATCGTTTTCAATTTGAATGAAATCTGATGTGCATGTTTCTACGTCCCAAACTAAAATACCATGATCTAATGCTTCTCCATGGTTCTGTTGTATGAGTGATCCGGGATATGCAATTGTTTTCTTAGAATTTAAAAATTGAGCTGGTTTATGAATATCTCCTAGCAAAGTCATGTCGTGTCCAGCAAATAAATCAGTAGTTACATGCTCATTAGATATCTCATAACCAATATCTGTTTTAGCTGAATGTACAGCGCCGTGGTGTAGTGCAATTTTTCGATACTCAGAATTGAAACTGTTCGCATTAATATAATGTTTTGGTTCTATATCAACAGCCATATGATTCCAGGTAATACCAGCAAAATTAAATAATCCATTATCTTTAATAAAAAATACATTTGGATTCTTAATCATATCCAATACTGGAGATAATGCATCTTCCCGATGTGTATTATTTAAATTCATGTCATGATTTCCCAAAATAACAATTGTAGGAATATCAAATCCATTAAAGAATTCAGTTAACATTCGAATTAACTCAGGTGACATTTCTAATTTGCTGTGTACGATATCACCAGTAACAACAGCAACACTATTTTTAGTACTCTTTAATGCAATTACATCAAATAAATTATTAAAAACTTCCCGATACTCTTGATGTCTTTTTAGATTACGTATATGAACATCGGATATATGAAATATTTTATCTGCTTGTTCAATCCCGCAGTTAATTTTTTTTATTTCCATAATAAATCCATTTTATATTGTATTATTTTTTCAAAAGTCATTGGCTGAGTTTCTTCTATACGTTTAGTCATTTCTTCAAATCCTAAATCAGATGCATCTTGTTCGTCTAATTTAACTAGATAAACGTTTAAACCTTCTGCCATAAACTTTTCACATATTGATAATGAATTTCGTATTGCATCATTATCTAAACATATGTATATGTCTTTAACATGTTCTTCTATTATCTTTTTTTGTAATGTAGGCTGGATTATTTTCCCGAATAATGGAATAACATTTCGTTTGATAGCCATAGCATCAAAAGCTCCTTCGGTTAATACTATTGGCTCATTCCAATTGATCATCATACCAAATCCAATAATATCTTTTGAAACATTTGGATTTTTATGTTTATTAGGAATGTGTTTATAAAACGTTCTACTGACAAAATAATTTAAATTACCATCAATATCATAGCTAGGTATTATTATTCTCCCCCCATATTTGCCAGACTCGCAATAACCAATTCTATACCTGATAATATCGAAAATTGATATACCTCTAGTTTTTAAATAATAAATTGCATTTTTATAATGTGGATTATTTTTAGGTATCCATAATGGCTTATACTCGTTTGGTAATTGGAGTATTTCTTCTGTTTTAACAGGGGCAGAAACTGTGCGATACTTATTAGCATCTAGAATTTTATTTAATTGTTTAAATTTATCTTCTGGTAAATTTAATTGCTTGAATAAAGTATATATACTTTTACCTTTTTTATCAGATATCCAACAGTGCCATGTATAATTACCATTTTCGTCTGGTAATACACGTACTTCTAATTTTGGTTTATAATGTGATTTGAAAGGGGAGAAAAAAGAAATATTTCCACCAGAGGTTGGCTTGCTTTTACCTAGAACTGATTCTAATAACTGTACTAACCTTTGGTTATTCATATTAATATAATATATGAAATACTGTGTAATTCAAAGAATTGACCTGAATAAATTATTTATTATATTATATTATATATTTAAATTATTAATTATATTATAATATTATATGTTAGACACATTCATTCTTCTGGTCTAACGATCATTAATCATTAATTCTAATAATTAATTATCATTTAATAATATAGAAAATATATACTTTTATTTTCACAATTCCAAGTTTATCCAAAAAACTTTTTAGGATTATTTGGAGTTTCGCCATTTTTTACACATTCATCTAGCCATTCTTGTGGTATATTTTTCTTAGCAACATGTTGTATACCTAGTTTTAGTGCATATGCTTCATATGTAGTTTTACTCGTTTTTGATATTCGTTGGTTTGGATTTTGAAAAACAATTCTTAAATCTATATTAGGATTTGACTGTAATATAAATTTCATCTTTTTACGATCAGTAGCAGTCCACCGTCCTTTTGTTTCGATATACATTAAAGTACCATTCTTTTTAGTAAAAATAAAATCTGGTGTATATTTCGATTTTCGTTCGGGTACTATATAATTTAATGTTTCAGTTTCATAATTTAACGGATAATTTGCTTCTTTAATTTGATCAGCTACTTTCAATTCTAAACCAGATCTATATCCATATTTATAAGC